GAGAGTTCGCTGACAATAGCCTTTGCATCCCCAACAGCCCCTTCAATTGTCTTCTTAGCATTAACAATTTCCATCCTTCCCTCGTGGAGCATGGCGCATCCTGACTTGATGGCAGAGACTGCGCCTTGGGCAAGGAGGAGGAGGCTGAAAGGGTCAATGGTTTACTCCTGTGGAGGAACAGGGGGTTGTCTGTTAAATGCCGCAGACAACAATCCAGTTAAACCCATGTTTTCTTGAGGTCTAGGAATAGTTCCAGAAAGCAATCCTTGAGAAACCTTTTGTGCGGCTCGTTGACGCAAGAAGTTTTGCATTGCATCAGCACCAGTTCCAGCAATCATCAATGGAACTCCGATCTCTGGCTTGTTGTATGCCCCAAACATTGTTCCTGCCGACAAAATTGACCGCTTAGTTGGATCAAATTTGCTAACAAAATTAAGCAATGGGTCTACTGAACCACCTTTTGAAACAGAACGAATTGCGCTTTGTTCATCAGGGGTAAAACCAGACATTTTCTTAGAGTCAGCCGCTAATCTAATAAACCCTTGTCTAATCAAATCGCTTAAATTTGCATTTGGGTTATCTGCTCTAATATCAGCAACATTTAATATGTCTTCCAATGTGCTTGCACGACTTAGATTTCTCCAGTCTTTACGGGCTTGCATAATGGTTTTGACTGTTTCATCAATGCCACCAGCACCAGAAGTAACATCATTTGGGCTTAATCTTGAGATATAAGAATCAATTGTTGAAACCATATCTCTGCCAAGTCTTTGAGTATTTGGCTCTTTGCTCATTTTTAAGTCATTAGCAATTTGACGCATTTGATCTACATTGCCAAATGAAACATTGCCACGACCAACAATCTTGTCAAATTCAGACAAAACAACTCTTACATCAGTATCTTTTTCTGGCAAATATCTAGCCTTGTTTAGACTATCTTTGACATCATTAAGCAAATTTAAAGAACTTTGTTGGTTTAACTCAATACCCGCTTGCTCAACTTTGGTATAAGCACGGTTTGCTCTTAGTCTGACTTCATCCATAGTCAAAACTGGCTGACCACGCTGTTCCCATTTGCTACCAGCCTTACCAGCCATACCACCAGCAACATAACCAACACCAAGTCCAGCAATGGTTGCCGCCAAATCGCTATCAGTTAATTTGTAAATTTGTTCTGCAACAGGCTGTGCCGCCATAGGAGCAACCATAGCCGCAGGAACTTCACGCACTAAACTTGTACCAACACTAGGAATAAACGGCTTCATTGTTGGTAATGAAGCAATGCCCTGCATTCCAACTTGGGAAATCCTCTCAGATGTTGTTTCAGGAGTAGGAAGCCCCATTCCTGTTAAACCTTCTTGTTGAACTTGAGAGGTTGGAAGAAATGGCATCTGTACAGCCTGTTTTCCAGTTGCAATTCTTGCAAGATTTGCCGCACCTTGAGCAAAATCACCCATAGCAGTAACTGGAGAAGACAGCCCAGTAATTATTGCCCTACCAGTCAATCCCGCTTGCCTCTTAATCTCTTGAGGAATTGTTCTTTCTTCAGTAGGAGCAACAGGTTGTTGTTCTGCCGTTTGAGGGCGCATTGAGTTTGCAATTTGAGCCAATGCCCTAGCATCCTCAACATTTCCTTGAGAATCAGCAATACGCAATGCTTGGATTACTTCTTCATAAGTTGCCATTTTTTTCTCACTTATTAGGGTTGTTCAAATACTTGTTTACCAATTGGTTGGCATCATTAGACGAGGGATTAATAGGAGTACGAGTAGTTGAACCACCAGAATACTTCTCTGAAAAGTCAAAGTTATTTAAGTTTTTAAACTTATTAGCATGGGCATTCATTTTTTGATAGTAGTCGATCTTGCCACGCTGAATCTCCTCTAACTTGTTAAGCAATTCAGTTCTGGCTTTTTGGCTAGTTGTAAGTTGTGGAATACGATCTTCAACAAACTTTCTATCAGCATCTGATATTTGTGCGCCAAGTTTTCCACCCAAATCTTGCATAACAAGGTCTTTTGCACTTTTGTCGTAAATCTGTGATGAAGTAAGTTTTCCAGTTTGCTCTTTACTTAACAAGCCAACACTAGCCAAAAGATTGGTTGCACCAACATACGAGTTAGCCAATGGGCCAGTAAACAACTGTCCACTAGCATCTTGTTCTTTCATTGATGCAATTGAACCAAGCGCAAGTGAACCTCCCCTAGCCAAATTAGTTGCTTCATCAAGGGCATTTGCCTGTGTAAATCCTCTACGCTTAGAGAATTCTTCTTCTTGCTTTTGCGAAACACTTAGGTTGGTTCTAGATGTTGTTTGGTCAATTCCACCACTATAAGGAACTCGAACCATTTTTCCTGTTGCATCTGCCTTCATAATAAACTGTTCATTTGCTTTTTTATCAAAATAAACAGGTTCACGACTTGATTCAGCAATACCAACTTTATCAATTGATGGGGCAGTTTCTTTTGTTGTCAATCTTGCTAGTTCATTGCTATAAAGTTCATTGAACTCTGGAGTATTAACAGGAAACTTAGATTTAGCAAACGCATAAGCATTTTTCATCTCATTTGATGTTGCTTCTGGTTTTGTTATTAACTCATTAAGTTTTGTCTGGTATGCCTGATTAAACTCAGGAGTTCCTTGAGGTGCAACAGAAGACGCAAAAGATAAAGCATTGCGTTGTTCATTTGTCATCTTTTCAGCAGTTCTTTGCTGAATCAAAGCATAGTCACCCTGTGCTTTTCTAAGGTAATCAGCAAGTCTCATTGCACCTTCTTGATCACCAATTCCCGCTAACTGTTGTATGCCTCTTTGGATAGTCTCAGGATCATTTGGGTTAATGCTTTGTCCAACAGCATTACGTGCGCTGATGATGCGTAACTGTGGGTCTTCAGCACCCAAAGCACCACCAATACCACGACCTAGTTGTGCGGCAGAAGCATAAAGACCTTGGGGTGTACCAAATGCTTGACCTTCTCTTAATGATTGCTCATATTGCTGTCTCTCATACGATTGAGGAGTAATTCCAAACAATCCACCTACGATATCTGTTGCCATGATTACTCCTTAAAAGTTTGCGTAGCCAAGCGGCACATAGTTACCATAGGGGTCTATTGTTGGTGACATCATCCCTTGACTTGTTATTCCACCTGTTGTTGGTGCGGTAGAACCAAAGTATGAGCCTAATCCTTGTGCTAACAATGATGTTGGGCTACTCAGTCCACCAAGAACTGTTGCAAATGGGTTGGTAGTATTAGCCGAAGATAAGCCTATGGCATTGCCATATACATTGCCCCTAATGCCTAGTTCTCCTGACCTTGCTCCACCTATAGAGGATTTCTCAGCAAGACCTTGGCTTAGAGCAAATGGTTGTTGTGCCATGTTCTCTAACTTACCAGCCTCACCAAACAATCCTGTTCCAAACAATACATTTTGTTGACCAGCCTGAGTTGCATTTGCCGCCAATTGAGCATCTTGTGTTGCCAAGGCGTTGTAATAGGCTTCTAACTCAGGATTAGCACCCATCAAACCTTGTGCGCCACTTGGACGCAAACCAGTAGAACCTACTGATAAACCACCACGGCCTGTTCGGAAGTTTTCGTTTCTAATACCAGCCAACTGTCTTTGACGGCTAGGATCAAGCAAATCATATTGCCTTGTCATGTACTGTTGAGCAACCTCTTCAGGAGTCTGCGCTAAGTAACTAGCACCAAGCCCTAATAAACGATTCTGGGCAGAAGTTATCTCAGGTGCGGCTGTATAGCCAGCACTTACCAACTGACCAGTAGCAGGATCAACTTGGAAGTTAGATGTGCCAAAACGGGTAGTTGTGCCAACTGGTCTGAACTGTGAGCCAGCAACCGCTTGTTGTGTTGCTTGACCTATTCTTGCTTGTGCTCGTTGTGCCGCTTCTCTATCCGCTTGCAATTGCATTAAGTTAGCGGCAGTTCCCAAACCACCTTGAACAACGCCCCTTTGATTTAGGAAGTTCATAGCACCTTGAGCCGCACTACCACCAGCCGCCAATGCTTGTCTAAGAAGTGCTTGTGTAGCCGCATCTAAAGTAGAGGGTGTTCCAAGGGCGCTTGTATAGGTTTGTGGAATTAGGGCATCAATCTGAGCCTGTGTGTATGGTGCGCTACCTGTGTCGTAGAAGCCTTCTCCACCAGTAATATCTGCGGCATTACCATAGTCATATATTTGTGAATAATCAAAATCAGTTGCCATGTTTGTCGCTCCCGTTGTTCCTTGCCCCGTATTTGTAGGCGTTACATTTGCAGATGGTAAATACGTGTAATCTTGTGCTGGTGTTGTTCCGCTAGAAGTAAATAAACCAGATGGTGTAACTTGGCTAATTGCACCACTTGTTAATCCACCAGTTAATGCTTGCTCTGGCGTTGCGCCACTTAATAATCCACCAGTAGTGCTACCAGCAATATTGCCAGCCAAATTAGAGCCTGTTTGTGCGCCTACTGCACCACCAACTTGACCAGCAACTTGTCCAATGACAGCGGCTTTAGCGGCATCTTCAAGACTTCCACCCCTGTCAAGAGTATTAGCCGCTTGGATATATGGTGCGGCAACAGGAACTGCAACAGAAGCAACAGTTGCCCAACCGCCTGGCACTACCTCATTTACTGTGTCATCAACATCAGCCGCCGCATCTGAAACACTACTAACTATGTTTTCTGGTGCGCTAATAATCTCATCAATAATTCCACCACCACCACCTTGGGGCTGAATTCTTCTGTCTCCCACATGGCGAAACGCACGAATGGGGAGGTCTGGTATACCTAATAAGGCAAGACTATTTCTCATATATTTGCCTTCCAGTTGTACTGTGGCAAGTCAGATGCTTGTACATTCAAGCCAAGACGTTTCATCAGTTCAACAATTCCTTTGTTATCTGCTTTCCCGTAGACAGTCTTAATGCCTAACGCCTTGCCTCTTCTGACAAAGCCAATAACAGCCCTAGCCAATGTCGTAGGATTGTCTTCAGTAAACAAATGAATTTCTGCTGATGTTGGGTTAATCTTACGCACTAAAAGAACAGAGTCATTCTCTTGCATCAAAATACCAGACTTGTTCTTGACAGACTGATTTACAGCAAGTAACGCTTTATTAGGGTCAATTTTGCGCTTGACCGCATCTGCTTTTATGATTTCTGATGCTTTCATTACATTGATCCATTCGCAATGATGTTGCCAATCACAGTCAAGTTACCAGAGGCATCAATCTTTGCCACAGGCGTTGCTATATTGTAGATATACAAGACATTAGATGCTTCAACAAACGAGAAGTTCGTAAATGTTCCATCTGCCTTGGAAGCAATAGCAGTTTGGATATTAGTAAACTCTGTGTCGATCTCAGTACCTTTGACAACCTTATTAGCATTGCCTGACGCAAGCGCATCTTGAGCCGCAAAGTTGGTGGTTTTCGTGTAATTAGCCATATTTATTCCTTACCCAAGTTTTCCGTTTTTAGCCTGAATCTCAATCTTTTGGATACTGATAGCCGAGCCATTGATCTCAATCTCATAAGCCGTTTGCACAACCTTGCCAAATCCAGACGCTTGACCAATCAAAGTTCCAATCTGTATTCCTTGTGAATAGTATGCTACTGGACTACCATTTGCACCATATTCAGCAATTCCATACTCTGCAATTGTTGAAATAGGAATTTGCGCCTGCGTTGCATAATACTGACCTGAAAAGTCATAAGACCATTTGATTGTCAATATTTGGTTAGTGCCACCAATAACAACAACCGAAATCTTCTTCAGGATTGATGTAATGTTCTGATCACCAAGGTCAGCATAGTTTGTGTAATATTGAAAACGATAGGTAGAAGCATGGTCAAGATATGTCCCATACTTACCAACATATCCTTTTTTACCAATCAGTAAATCACCATTTCTGCGAGACAAAAGAGCGGTTGGCTCAATAGAATCCCAAGTTGTTACCCTTGATGAACCATCCTGCAACTGAGCCTTTGTATCAAATACATAGACTTGTTTGGCAACAGGAAGGGTTAAAAGATAAAAAGCATTGACTTCTGAATAGACCGCCTTGATATCTGCTAATGTCTCTGATGCAACATAATTCATCAAGTCATTACGAACATTCTTAGACAAGTCACGCAAAGGTGCAGACTTCTCTTGAATAGTACGCATCAAACTACGAACACCTGAGTTTGACAAGAAAACAATATCTGATGCAGTCGTAACAATCGAATACCTTGATAGGCATCCAATGTTTCCAATACTGTCGCTCAAAGCAAGTGACGATGGCGTTGTAGCACCAGAATAAACCAATATCTGACGCTTGCCAAATATGAATAAGAAACCATTGTGTGCGCC